CGGTGCGTTCGTGCTGGAAATCCTGCGGCGAAAGTTTCAGCATTGCAGATGCCGGAAAGACTATACCGAAAGTCTCCGGTCTGTCTATGCAATGGAGATTCAGGCCGACAATGTAAACGTAGCGATTGAGAATGTGACCGCCTTATGCCGAGAGTATTTCAAACCGACAGCAGAAGAGACCGATATAATCAAAAATCACATTATACAGGCAGACAGCTTGAAAGTAATGCGAATGATGGCAGAACTCGAAGAAGAACAGAGAAGAGACAGGGCATAATGCTCTGTCTCTCTTTTAGTTTTGATAAAGTTGTGGTCAGATTCGCTCGTTAACTAAGTAGCCGAACTCAATTCATTCCACGTTAAACGGCTTGAAATCGATATAATCCAGATCATATAGAAAGCACTCGTCCTCGGTCAAGGGATGGGTGTATGCGATGATATCATAGTATCTGCCTGTCGGATCATCCCTGCGTTCGACCACGTTTTTCGGCTGCGCTCCTGGGCTGTATCCTCTCAGCCGCATTCCGTAATAGTATCTATATGTCGGCATTGTCTATCCTCCCATCATACCAGACAAACGTGTCCGGCTATTGCCTGTTCAATCTTGGCATCCTCGATGCCGATATACCGCCGGGTGATGGTCGGGCTGCTGTGTTGCAGAAGATGCTGAACCAGCACGATATCATGCCCAGAAGCGTTATAGATGTCCGTGGCGTACCACTTGCGGAAAGAGTGGGTGCTGATATTGGACAGCCCCAGAAGGTCACACACGGCCTTCAGATTGCGCTGTACGACACGCACCTTGATCGGGAACAGAAGGTCGGTCGGTTCGATGTGGTTGGCCTTGGCGTAGTCGCAGAAGAAGGTGTAAATCGCATCGGGGACGGTGAAGTGCCGTTTCTTCCCGGTCTTCTCCTCGGTGATGTTCAGTCGGTAACGGTTCCCGTCTTTCACGATGTCGGAGAGATGGAGCCGGAGAACATCCCCGATCCGCATTCCCAGGTTGGCCTCGGCTACCAGAACGGCAGCACACCGGGGGTTGGCTCTCAGAGAACCAGACCCCTCCCGCATGGTGGCGATGATCAGCTTATACTGTTCTGTCGTGAGGGCTTGCATTATATCGCCTCCTCGCTGATCTTCCGCTCGGCCTCGGCCTTGGCGTAGAACGCTTTTCTGATTCTGGTATCCAGACCGTAAACCTTGTTATTGTTGGTCAAGCACTTGTTATTCCACTTGTGCCATTGCTTACTGCCGCCGATACAGGCGTCCCGCTCCCGCTCCAGATACTCTTGATAATCAATCAACTGTTCTCGCTGATTCTGCCATTGCAGAATATCTTCCTCGCATTGCTCGACCTTTGCGGTCAGCTTGTTTAGCTGTTCCTCATGTTTCCGCAGAACTGCCGCCTGTCGTGCCTGTTCCGCTTCCAGCTTAAGCCGCTGCTTCTCTTCCCGTAGCTGGGCCAGGTGCATCTCTCTAAGGGCTTTCTCATGGGCCAGAAGGGCCTCTCGCTGTTCCCTCTGCTCACGGGCTACCCTTTCCCTTTCCTCTCGATCCCGCCGCATCTCGGCCTCTATACGGGCCTGTCGTGCCGCTTCCCGTTTCCGGGCTTTCGCTGCCGTCCCCTGTTTGATTAGTTCCGCTACCAGATAAAAGCAGAAGGTTATAAATAAAATTGTGATCATGTTATACCCCTTTCGTTGTGTTCAGTTATTGTTCTTCGTCTTCGTCTTCAAAAAACCAAGAGTAATCAACTTTTGGCTTCTCCTCCTCGGCTGGCTGGGCCTCGGTGGTGGGCTGGTGGTTCCGGATGTACTCACGGAGAGCGGACTTGATGACCGTTTGCCGCTGCTTCCCTTCGAGAAATTGCAGAATATCCGCATCGGTTGACTTCTGAAGTTTTACGCCGATGAACACGGTGTTTTCTTTCTGCCATTTTCGTTTGGCTTCGCTCTCGTAGTATTTGCGCTCCTCTTCTGACATTTCTTCCCCTCCTGATGGAAAAAGATAGTCAGATTTTACCACATCATTCGTCATAATGTCACCCCCTTTCTATAACATAAACGAACGGGCGAACCCGGATAGCATCCCAGAAGCAACCGCAGACAGGAACACGGACAACCGCCGCATAAGTGATGAATAATTATTCATTCTTTCGCCCTCCTTCTGTCAATCTGCCAGGTCTTTGATGTGATGCCGCCCGTTTTCATCAATTACAACGGTCTTTCTGAGCGGCAGAAGTATTGCGTCCATCATGTTCATATGTCCGTTATAATAGCAATTTTGACCAAGATCACCAGGGCCATAGCATGGAAACCACCTCAGGCCCGGTTCCGCTCCGTGTTCGATACAGTCGAGCCGCTGGACATCAAGCACCCGTAGAGCATGGGCGAACATTTCGTCTTGCCCGTTAGCTGCTGTCGGCTTCTGGGTCTGTTTACAACTGACGCCACCAGGGCAGACAAACTCCCGATCTTTTCCGGCGTGTTCGCAGAGGCTTACACAGTTCTTGCAATTATCGTATTTTATCATTGTTTTTCCCTTTCTCCCCGTGTAGCCGATAGGACATCTTTGATATTGTTTTGTCGGTTAGGCAATCTTTTGGCCGTTCTCAATGATCTTCGTGCCGTTCTTGTACATGGCAAGCATTTTTCTTTCGTCAGTGTTCATAGCAAGCGCATTTGTCACACTGTCGAAGTATTCCCGGACGGTCTGCGCGTTCTCGATGGGGAGAAGGTAAGATTTACTCCAGACGGGCGGAGCAGAAGCAGATTGCCCGGGAATATAATACTCAACTTCAAAATATATGCTCTTCCCGTCATACCAATCTGCGGCGGTGGCTTTGTATCCGCTTGTCCATCTTTCAATGTTCATTGCATTTCCTTTCTCCCCGTAACGCCTGATAGGTCAGCGGTTTTTGTGTATGTGGTCGGGTTATCTGATCTCAGAAGACGCACCCAGCGTCAGCCGGGGCAAGTGTTACGATCTCGCACTGTTCCCGCTCTTCCTCGCTCTCGATGATTCCGGCGAGGTAGTCAGCAAAGCGGATTGTTTCGTTGCTCTCTTCCGGGTTTTCGATTGGCTGACCGAAGGGGCCGTGTGTGCGGTTCCACTCGCCAAAACTGCGGATATGCTGGACGAGGCCCCCGTCACCGTCTCCGAGGTCGTAGCGCCCTTCATATTCGAGCGGTTCACCCTCAAAATCAACGCCGGAGATCGTGAACTCTGTCTTGTAGTACCATCCCCGCCCGTGGTCGGTTTCTCTGGTTTCGTGCTGTTCCTTGTCGAGCGTGTGCAGGATGTTTTCCGCTGCTGTGACCGACAGAATCAACTCACCGTCTTCGTAGTCAGAGAAGGCCGGGTGCTCGCTCCACATGATCGTAACTATCGGCTGATCCGCTTTGATCGGGTGGGCTTCCTGCTCGGCCCTGATGAGCCGCTGACCGTGTACACGCTGCGCAAGGTAGATCTCACGCTGCCGCAACTCTTCCTCATGCTCTGCGGCTTTCCGTGCGTTCTCGGCTTCCTGCCGCTGGAGGTCGATCTGTTCGAGGTCTTCGGCGGTGGGCTGTCCGGGGTCGGTCATGGCTTCAAGCTCTGCCAGCTTCGTCGCGGATCTCTCGCGCTCCTGCCGGACGTACTCAAAACGACCAGGCCAGCGCTCGAAGCCGGAAAGCTCCTTGTCATTATAGGCAATCTCGGCTTTCAGTTCGCGGATTTTCGCCTTTGCTGCCGCATAGCGGAAGTACTTATAAAGCGGATGATCCAGTGTAATATATGCATGGTCTTCTTCAAAATAATCCGTGTAGCTGTCGCTATCGTTTTCAACGGGGAGAAGGTCGCGGGGTAGGCCGTTATAATCCTTCGCGTAAATGCTGACGCTCGGCGCGTGGTCGGCGTTGTTGTCGAGACTGTACCCGCAGCGGATCAGCCGCCCGCCGTCAATCTTGATGCCATTCCAATAAATGCGGATGTGGTCTTGCTGGGTTCCCTGGTCTTTCTGCGTGGCCTTGGTGGCCTTGCTGGCCTTGGGTGCGGCCTCGGTGCTGTTGGCGGTCTTCTCGCTGCCCTGGCCCTCGATAGCGGCCCGGACGGCTTCCTCGGTGGCGTATCCATACCACACACGCTTGACGCCATGCCAGCGGAAACGCAGAGCCTTCAGAGCGTCCCGCACTTCTGCGGAGGGCTTGCCATCAAAAGCAATTTCAAGGCTGTTGTATTGGCTGTTGTTGGTGATTGTGTAGTTCATTGTTATAGCTCCTTTTATAATGTGTTGGCCCTGTGTGGGCTGGGGTGGGGCCGCTTTAGGCGTGGCCCCTCTTGGCCGCCGCTGTGGGTTAGATGATTTCCCAGTAATCGCCCATCTTCTCAATCTGATAACCGAGGGAGGCGGCTACTTCCTGGGCCTGTTCTAATGTGCGATAGCTGCGGCCCGTGGTCGGGTTGGTTCCCCGGTGGTTGTCTAATACCTGTTGGATGCAATAGCGGCGGCTCTTGCCGCATCCGATAACTTGGATGGCGTAATACATTTTTTTCCCTTTCTGCCCTCTGTCGGGGCTGCCGTCCGGTGTCTCCGGCTCGGCTTGGCTTGGTGTTCGGTTCGGTTTAACCGCTTCATGATTGGAGTATACCACATCGGTTAAACCGCTGTCAAGCATTTTTTATCGGTTTAACCGAAAATTTTTGAGAGGTTCAACCGATGCGGTTTAACCGCTCTTTTCCTGCGGGCTGTGCGTCCCCTGTGCGCTCTGGATGCGATCAGCTATGCACACGGTCTGCCGCATCCTGTGCCGCCCGTCCTGCGCTGTTCCTGCGCTCGTGGTCGTGCCTGTGATCGGTGCGGTCGTGGTCACGGTCACCACCTCCGCAGCCCAGGGCCTCAGAGTTACCAAACCTTCCCCCACATCTGCACCATTTCCAGTGCAACGCTGTGCAATGAGTCCCCACATTGAACTTGATTCAGCGCATCAATCACCACATTGCCACCACATTGCATCGGATTCTGTGCATTGTGTGGGTGTGGTAACTCTGACACCGTGTCAGCGTTCATCAAAACCCTGTAATTCATCCGACAAAATACAGGGTTTTAGCTCTCTAACTATGAAAAATTGCGTGTTTTGTATGAAATGCGCAACGAATAGTCCGCTTTTTGCGCTGTTTTGGCGTGGATCGGGCGGCTATGCCATGCCCGGCGGGGGATATGCGAGGCCAGGAGCGGGCGGGGTTACCCTCACGCCGATTCGCCAGAACAAAAAAGTCACCTTCAGATAATTCAGAATTTCTGAAAAATCTCCGATAGCAAAAAAGTATGGTTACATGAGATTGTGGAATTTCGTGTAAGTATGGATACACGAAAAATTTTCCAAAAATGAAAAAGATCAGAGGCATGATTCTCTGGCTTTTATTCTGAGGGCATTGTAGGGGCTGTGAGTGTGGTGTGAGTGTTTGGAAGGGATTTATCCCTCTGGAAACCGTAGGAGCGTTCTGAGGGCCGTTATGGCGGCGAGAGGGCTTGTCTGGTAGAAAACCGTGGATGCATTTCCCTTTGAGGAAACCCAGAGTGGTATTTTCCATTTTGGAAACCGTGATGTATTTTTCTTATGGCATCCTCAGAGCATCGTCTGATATTCTTCTGATATCCTCTTGGGAAACGCTTTGGTAATTGCCCTGTCGATGTCAGTGCAGCCACAATCGCATGGGCCGACTTTTTTCTTTCTTTATTTTCTTTCTTTTTTTATTCTTCTATATATATTCTTAGATTGTTGTTGAAGTGCTTGTTGATTTGCTTGTTGGTCTACAGTTGTAGACTGCGCTGGAAGCCCCTATTTTGTTGGGTTTTTTGAGGGTCGCTTGCTTGTTGATTTGCTTGTTGAAGAGTTTGTTGCTTGTTTGTTGCTCAGTGTGTTGATAGTAAAAATGGAGATGCCCACAAAGCCCCGTATTTAGGGCGTTTATGGCACATCTCCAGCTTGTTGAATACTTTGTTGATGGGGTCAAAAAAAGGTACGCTTTGTAATATTTGGGATATGTTTTGTATATTGAAAAGTAACGCCTGTACACTGCCAATTCTTAAGATGATGTTTTTCTGGTTTTTTGGGTCTTTGGAGGGGGTGTTTCGCCGCTTTACAGAGGGTTCTTGTCTGGTTTATAATCGGGAAAACCGAGAATGAGAGGGAAATGAGCATGGAAGAGTTAGAGAAGGTCGCACGGAAACTGATAGCGATGGACAACCCGGTTGCGTACATGGACGCATTCGAGGTCTGCCGGGAGTTGGAGGTTTTGGATTCGGTCAAGGTCGAGGGGACGGGCCGAAGGGATCACGGGACTATCGTCTATGATGAGGACAACTTCAGACTGGCTCACGAACTGAACCGAAAGATTCGAGCCGGGGCGAATGGTCTGCTTCGGATCGGGGTGGACGCTGATGAGATGCAGGAGTTGTATTACAAGACACACTTGTTTGATGCACCGCATTACTTTGATTCCTTTTGCATTTACATTGAGAAAGATCGGGCAATTGAGAAGCAGTTTTATCTCCCACGCCGGAAACAGCTAAAGCGATGTGCTGACGGGATCCAACTGCTGGAAGAGGGGAAACTGCACACGCTTGCAATCAGCCTGGCTCCTGGTGTTGGAAAGACAACGCTGGCTGAGTTCGGGCTGGCATGGACTTGTGGACGGAATCCTTTCCTTGGCAACCTCATTGGTTCGCACAATAACTCGTTCCTGACGGGTGTATACGGGGAGATGCTGCGAATTTTCGATCCTGTCGGTGAATATCGGTGGTCAGATGTCTTCCCTGGCCTCTCGGTCATCAATACGAACGCAAAGGATTTGATGATCGGCATTGGATATGACCGCAGTGATGACATGAGGTTCAAGACGCTCCAGTGCGGTGGCTCCCTCGGTTCGCAGCTTGCTGGTAGAGTAAGAGCATCCAACTGGTTGTACCTGGATGACCCGGTCGATGGAATTGAAACCGCAATGAACAAGGAGCGGCTCGACAAGCTGTGGCAGACGGTCTACACGGACTTCTTCCAGAGGGCAATCGGTGACAGGGTGAAGAGGCTGGTCATCGGCACAAGATGGTCACTGAACGATCCAATTGGTCGGCTCGAACAATATTATGACGGGGATCCCGGTGCTATGTTCATTCGAGAGCCTGTTCTGGATGAGAACGAGGAAAGCCGATTTTGTTATCCGTATGGCCTTGGGTACACAACTGAGGTTCTTCTGAAGCAACGAGACATGATGGACGAGCCGTCATGGCTTGCCATCTATCAACAGGAGCCGATTGAGAGGGAAGGGCAGCTTTATGCACCGGAAGAACTCCGGCGGTACTTTGATCTTCCTGATAAAGAGCCGGACTCAATCCTTGCAATTTGCGATACGAAAGAACAAGGATCTGACTATTGTGTTTGCCCGGTCTTTTATCAGTATGGAAATGACTTCTATTTGGAAAGCGTCATCTGTGATAATAGTAAGGTCGAGGTTGTGCAAGAGCGAGTTGCACAGATTCTTATGACGCATCATGTGAAGCAGTGCCGTATTGAATCAAACCGTGGCGGTACTATATTTGCTCAAAACGTAGAGAAGAGATTGAAAGAACTTGGTGGTTTTACAAGCATTAGTACGAAGTGGACGCAAAGTAATAAAGCTACCAGGGTGCAAATAAACAGTGCGCTTGTAAAGGAACGTGTTTTGTTTAAGGATGAATCTCTTTATTCTAAAAACCGAGAGTATCGAGATTTCATGATTCAGACAACTTCGTATTCTATGATGGGGAAAAATAAGCATGATGATACTGTGGATGCTCTTGCGCTATTTGTCGATTGGCAAATGTCAGATCGAGCAAATATAGCAACGATTGTAAAAAGGCCGTTTTGATATCTATTCAGTTGCAAAATTGAATTGTGTTTGGGATTTATTGCTTGATACTATATGTTGCGTTTGATATAATACAGAGTAAGATAAAAGGTACTTTGCATGGGTTGTCCTCCTTTCCTGATCAGATATCTCACGGTTGCTGGCACGGATTTTCTTAACGATGGTCGGATGCCGTGTTGTAGAGTGGAAGGAAGCAGCGGCGTGAAAATCGCCTAATAAGATTGAGGTATGTGCTATGCCCGAAGATGTGAAAAAACTTATTGAGGAAATTGTCCAACGTAGGCATGAAGCTACAGTTAAGTTGGAAAACGGTAATTGGGTTGTAGCTGAATCCGCAAGATGGATTGTCTATAACGAAGGGAAACCGAAATACAATAAGTGATGTAGACTAATGGCATAGCTATTAGAGAGCCTATAAAGGCCGTAGATGAGTGATTCATTTACGGTCTTTTTCTATTTTGTGGGGTGGAATTGTGGACGAATTTGAAAATAAAACGCCTGTGATTCGCAATGACCTTTTCGGTCGGCTGGACATTTATGCGTCCTTTGATGATATCACAGCGGATAATATCAAAGAGGAACTGAACTCTGCCCTCGTTTTTCATGTCAGGAATATGCTCCAGGAGGAGTTCCTTTACTGGTACAGACGGAATGTTATGCCTATTCTGCATCGTCAGAAAGAGGTTCGTGATGACATTCTGAACCGAGTGCCTGTGAACATCGCCGCATCTGTGGTTGAGTTTAAGAACGGGTATTTCCTGACGCAGCCAGCGTTCTATGTTGGGCGGCGTAAAGGCGTTCAGAAAAAGGTAAAGGACATGAACGAGTACCTTTACCGTTCTGGGAAGACCAATGCCGACAACAAAGCGGCAGACTGGTTCCACACGGTCGGCAAGGGCGTGATCTTTGTCGAACCGTCCGATGAGGCCGGGGTTCCGTACCACGCCTACGCACTCGACCCACGTTCCGCATTCGTTGTGTATTCCCTCAAACCGGGTCATAAGCCTGTCATGGGCGTCAACTTTGTTGTTACTGATGGCAAGGCCCGCTTTGATGTGTTCACTGAGCAGTATGTATTCCATATGTCCGGCGTAACAACTGGAAAGATGATCACATATGAGAACAACTGCAACTTCCTTGCGACTGCTGTGAATCTGGAAAGTGTTGAGCCGAATGTGCTTGGCAAGATCCCCATCATCGAATATCGGTACAACAATGTAAATATGTCTTCCTTTGAGAGCGCAATTCCTCTCATTGACGAGATCTCGAATATCTACTCGAACGCTTGTGATGGTGTAGAGCAATTCATTCAATCTCTTGCGATTGCGGTGAACTGCGAGTTCCCGGAGAACACAACGATTACCGACATCCGCAAGGCCGGAATGATCGCACTTCGGTCTATTGGGGAGAACAAAGCCGATTTCAAGGTTTTGTCCGAGCAGCTTGATCAGAGTCAGACGAAGACGCTAATTGATAGCCTGTATGATGAGATCCTCCGTATTTGTGCTATGCCGAGCAGAAGCAATGGCGGCTCGACCTATGATACAACGGGTGCTGCCGTATTAGCGAATTTCGGATGGTATCAGGCTGACGCCGCAGCAAGAAATACGGAGGATCTTTTCAAGGAATCTAACAGGCAGTTTGACGCCATCGTGGTTGAGATTCTGAAGCGCAAGCAGTTGGTTGATATCGACCTTTCTGATTTCGAACTGTCCTTTGTCCGAAACGAAACTGCGAATGTTCAGAGCAAGGCTCAGGCGTTCCAGACGCTCATGTCTGCTGGTCTGCATCCTGAGTTGGCTGCGGCAAAGTCCGGTATCTCCAGTGATCCTGTTAAGGATATGAAGATGAGTGAGAAGTGGCTTGAGATGATCTGGGGCAACCCGGACAAAGTGGTCGAGGCCGAGCAGACTGACGGTGGTCAGGGTGAGGCCAAGATTGTCGAAGAAGATGCTGACAACGGAGAAAACGATACTGGTGGTGCTGTGTGAGGACACTTCGGCTTAAGAACGTAATTTACTTCCCGAGTTTCAACTGTGTTGGCGGTGTGGAAACCTACTGCTATGAGATGGGGCTGAAGTTCGGAAAAGATTACGACATCACTGTTCTGTATCAAAATGGCGATGCAGACATGATGAAGCATATAGCCGAAGTTGCAAGGGTTATCCGATACAATCCCGGAGATAAGATCATTTGCGATGTGTTCATCTTCGGGTTGGGATATGACATTCTGGATAATGTTGAGGCTAAAGAGTATATCCAGACATTTCACGCAGACTATATAAACAGGCATCTCAATCCATGCCAAAGCCCTAAAATCACCAAGCGGTTCGGCGTAGCTGATAACACAACGAACGGAATCCGGGAACATTACGAATGGGCAAGAGATATCGTTACGATGTATAACCCGTACACGGTTAAGAAACCAAAGAAAGTTCTGAATCTAATCTCTGCTACCAGACTGACCCCTGAGAAGGGCTTTGACCGCATGGTGAAATTAGCAGACGCTTTGGACGATGCTGGCATTCCGTTTCATTGGACAGTGTATACGGACATACCGAGAAAGTTTCCAAACAAGAGCGTATCAATTATGGAACACCGTTTGGACATTCTCGACTTCATAGCTGATGCTGATTATTTGGTTCAGCTTTCTGACACTGAGGGCTATTCATATAGCATTGTAGAGGCATTGTCCGTTGGAACTCCTGTCATCTGCACGGAGATTCCTGTGGCACAAGAGCAAGAGATTGTGGACGGCGTTACGGGATTTATTCTTCCGTTTGATATGAGCCGAATACCAGTAAAGGAGATTTATAAGGGTATGAGAAGGAAAAAGGTTGAACCGAAGGAGAGCAATTATGATGAGGTTCTTGCTCCCGGAAAAGCCGAGATCGAAAAGGATCTGAAGAAGAAAACCACTGTCCTTGTCAAAAAGGTTTATGTTGACCTTCAGTTTGACAAGCAGATGAACCCAGGCGAGAAGTTCGATGTTGACCGCAAACGTGCCGAGCATCTGGAGGGCCTTGGCCTGGTAGAAATTCTGGAGTGATATCATGAACAGCATTCTGCCGTTTGACGAATTGAACCGACTGACGGTGGATGTGCAGGAGCGGTTTTCGGAAGGACGGGTAACTGCCGAGGATGAGGACGATATCATTGATATGCTCTTCGACTTCTTCCTGCTTGCCTATGCAATGGGCAACAGCGTGACGAGCGAAAACCTGGCTTTTGATTATGCACCTCCTGTTGGTGAAGTCATGAATGTTGTAGACGCAAAGGTGGCTGGCAAGACATGGAGAGACCGAGTCAAGGACTACTTCGCCAAGGCAAGAAACGGGGAGATTCGGATCTCCGGCCCGGAGACTGCAATGCCACAGCGAGAGGAAATAAGCGGTTCTTCCGAGCAGAGCGGTCAAACAGAGACCGTGGAGAGCGGCGGCGTGAGTTTGGAAGAGGCTATTATTCGGATTGCCGAAACCGAAATGCACCGGGATGCGAACATGGCGGCACTGGATACTGCGAAGAAAGCCGGAGC